TAGTCGTATTCCTGCTGGAAGGTTCGCTCGTCCGATCCAGCCGCCCGGATGGCGGCGGCAAGATTTCGCGGAATATTGAGGCCAATGGTGTTGGCAAACTGCGTGGTTGCAGCGTAAGCTGGGCTTTCCGCGCCAGCCATGGAAAGAAGCTCCCGGTCGGCTACGTTCCGCAGTTCGCCAGCTAGCTTCTTCTCGGCGTCGGTAGTAGGTTCAAAATCCACCTGCGGAGGCCAGACTTGACCGCGCGGGTTCGGCGCAACATCGGGCAAAACCTCAAACATGCCTGACGATTTGACGGACTTTTTCTGAGGATTCGGATCGATGTCAGGTAAAGCGTCAAACATTCCCATCTGGATCGTCACTCGTATGTTTGAGATTGCTGTGTACGTGGCGTTGGGATGGCTTGCGTTTGAAGCAGCCATTAAAGGTCTGTCGATGATCGGTATTTCAGCGACTTACGAAAACGCGGCGAACTTTTATTTCGTGGTTGCCGGGTTCACCGTGTTTCCGTTCTGGAGCCACGCCATCTACTCAGCGTGTTGCCTTTTTAATGAAATTGAACTTTTCCAAAGCCTCGACGAGAAACTAGAGCCCGCTCGTATCGAACCCTTGCTGACGCAAGAGATTGATGACAGCCTCCCGACCCTTCCGAGGGATCGCGGCACGCGCTTCTTCGAGGATATTTGACGGGATAGGCTTTGCGGCTGTGACGTTGCCGGAGCCTTGCGGCTGCGAGCCATCGCGCGGCTTGTAATAGGTTCCGCCGCGCAGTTCGTTTGCTCGATCCTGATTAAACTGCAACCGCCTCTGGGCCGCAGAAATAGCCCGGTCAAATATCTTCTGACGAACTGCGTCGGGTTGTGACGATGAGCCCTGAATATCAAGCAGGATTTTGCGCTCACCCTCAGTCGGGTTTCCGCCAAAGATCGCGCGCAATGAGTCGAGCGCCTGACCGCTGATCATATTATCAAGCTCAGTCGTCGCTATTGCTGTTTCGTTACCGGCTAAAGAGCCAGCCTTTGCTGCGACACCGGCTCCTGGGAAGCCCCAGGCTTGTTTACTCAATGACTTTGCCTGAGTCAGTGCGCCGATTACACTGTTTGCCGCCTGAATATTCTCATCGGCGGTGCGGATTGCGTCTCTATCCCCCGCCGTAAGCTGCTGATCTTCTTTTGGCAGCTTTCCTGTCAGGACAAATTGCTGTTTTGCTTCTCCGGTTAAGTTGTAACGGTCAGCCAAAACCGCGCGCTGATCCGCCTCGGCCTGAACCCGCATTCCCGGTTGCTGCGAAACTTTATCGGCCCGCTCAATGTCGCTGTTTACGACCTGCAACTGCGCCGATAGGGATTGCCTCGCGTTATTGCTGATACCCGGCATTGAGAGACCGCGAACAATGTTGTCACGCTTTTTGATTAAAGCATCGACATTTGCGCTCTGCGGGATCGCGCCGGAGGCGTCTGCAACCTGAACGCGCTGCGGCTGTCCGCCAAGGTTGACGTTCTGCCCATTCTCAATCTTAAATATTGACTGCTGTAGCTTACCCATAACAGCAGGATCATTAAGATTAAGAGGCTGTCGCGGATCAACGCCTATATCGTGCGCCACATTCAATATATAGTTTTTGGTGTTATTTTCGCTTGGCGGCGCATAGCGTGAAATAATGCCTTCGACCGTGTTTAGGCCCTTATTGGCATAATTCTGCAACAGCGAAGCGTTTGCAGCGGCTCCATGTTCCATCGTGTCGAATTTGGCAAATCGACCGTCCGACCCAACATAACCGGGCTGCGATTTGGCAAAGTCGCCATCCTGTATATTTCCGGGATTGAGGTTACGAATACCGCGAGGATCATTCGGGTTTGAAACCGCAGCCAAAGGCGACGCGCCAACGCCTGAGATCGGAGCCATCGCCAGACTATCAGCCGCCTGCTGATCAATTTTGCTCTTGATGTCGATTGCGAGTTCCGGCTTGCCCATCGCAATAGCCGACTGCATTGCGCCTTCGAAATCGCCAGATGTGTATTTTTTGCCAAAGTCAGACAAAAGCTCACGCTCTTGCTGCATCTGCTGATTTTTCAGATACGCATTGCCAAAGCTCTGGCCAAGGCCGGAAAGGCTATTGGCGAGGGAATTGACGCCTTCGTTCGACCAGCCGGTGAATGCAACCATTTATCGAGCCCTCATCCCATAGCCAGTCGCAAACCCTGACCCGACGCCGCCGAGCGCGCCAAGAATTCCGCCGACAAGCGCCGTTCGCCTGTTCTGCGCCGCGTTGTTCTGGGCATCCAAAGCCGCCGCGCCGCTCGTAAACGCCTCGTTCCCAAGCTGAACGCCACGAAGGCCAGCTTCAGCCGAATTGTTCGCCGCGCCAGTAATGACGTTCGCCTGATTTGTGCCGAAGCCCGTCGCAAGGCTACCGAGAGCCGTTCCCTGATTGCCGAAAATGTTCGCGATATTTCCCGCGTTGTTATTGGCGAGATTGGCGGAGTTCGTTCCGTAGCTGCCGTAAAGATTGGCGGTATTCGTGCCAAGGTTCGTAGCGAGATTTGCCGTGTTGTTCCCGTAATTATTGGCGACCGACCCAAGCGTATTAAAGCCGCTCTGCATATTGCCAGCGGCGTTCTGACCAGCCGCAGACACGCCAGAAAGACGGTTAAGCCAGCTACCATAATCATCGAGAGCTAATTTACCGACGGAATCACCGATGGCGGATAGCGCATTACCACCAACTCCGCCAAGCGCCGAGGCTCTGCGCGCTATCGTGTCAACCGCAGAATTAACGGCATTCTGATAGCCAGGGCTTGCCTTATAGGCAGCAACAGCCGCTTCGTTGCCGCCCGCGCCGCCGAGGCCAAGCGCGTTTCCATACATCGTATTAGCCGAAACGCCGGTATTATAGAACGGCTGGTTTACGTCGATCCCGCGATTGACCGCACCCGTCGCATCCGAGTATCCGCGATCCATCGCACCAAATGCCCGATCAAAGCCGCCACTCAGAGCCGACAGCGACCGATCAAGGCCCTGATCAAAGAAACCCTGCGCTGCCGTGCCGCCCTGATTGATGGCGTTGATAGCCGACGTGTTCGCGCCCGTAATGTCTCCGCGCGCCGTATTATAACCCTGTCCAAGAGCCGCCAGAGAGCGATCCTGACCGGCCATAATGGTAGATTGCGCGTCTCTCGCCGCAGCGTCTGCGTTCCGCGCGGCGATAGCGTTGGCGATAAGACTCATGTTCATGTCGATGACCTATGCTTGAAAGACGACGTAGGAAAATTCCCAGTCTTTATTTCCAACAGCCGTTCCAAATGTGTTGTAATCGACGCGGAGTGTGAGTTCTGTCGTTGATGCAGAGACCCAAACAACCGTTCCGATTGTTCCGCCTGTAACCGCTCTTATTGCCGAATAGCGTTGATACGCTCCTGCTGATAAATTATTTAAATGTCTGATTGCATAAAGTATTTGAGGCGGACTAGAAAATGTTTTCCCAAACGGAATCGTCATATATTTCCGGGTGACTATTTGCGTTCCCGACATTAACCTGTTTGAAATCTGAACTGAACTCCATGTTCCCGTATCTGTTCGAGCCGTTCCGCGCATAAATACGCCACTATATTTGCGCTGGTTGCTGTCGGCGGAATTAAAATCAACATTGAACGATGTCTGCGGAGCGGTTGATGTATTTACATCATAACCGTCTCTTGAAATCTTTATTTTATCCTTGGAGAGGATCACTCTATCTATGCCAGACGCAGAACCTGTTGGATACGTATCTGTTATGGGCTGATTGAAAACTGTATAATGAATTGTGGTCGCAAACTGATATGTGGACGGAGCCGCGTTTGCATTAAACTGATAAATTGTAAAACCACCTTGCTGGAACTGACCAGTATAATATGACTGATGCTGCCTCCAATATTGTAACGTCAGCCGATCACTTTTGACCAATACCGCAGGATATGGCTCGCCACCCTCTGTCGAGCTATATGTTACAAAGCAAGCCGGAATAAATCCGTAATCCACACCGAATAATATGTCGTATTCATAGCAAATCTGACCATCACTGGGCGTAGCCGGTGAAAATGATTGTTCGTATCCCTTCTCGTTCGATTTTGAAGCATTTTTTGTCAGAACCGGACCTGTAATGCTTCCTTTTAATAAAGGCTGTATATTAAACTTTGTCGTGTCGAGCAAAAGATCATCTTCAATCGAGCTTGCAGCGTCCACGCCCGGCTTTGATACCCACATACCATATTTTGAATTGATCGGATGCTTGCCAATGATGACCCGGCGCGGCATCAGAAAGCCACTAATTTATAAATAGTGTAATACACCTGAACCGACAAATTACTAAAAACCGTTATCATGTTGCTTTTCACATTAATCTGAAGCCTGTCGTTATCATCCTCCTCATATCCAAAATCATATAATTGAGACATATTCACCGTGCTTCCTACGATTCCATATGTTTCGGTCGGACGCACTATGCTATTTGTCGTTCCATACTGTTGCCAGTCCGAAGGCCAACCGGATGTCAGAACTTTCACTAATGACGAACTGTGAGGAATATAACCCAGATCAGCGAAATTTGCCGATGCTGTGGAATTATTGACCGATATTGTCCCGACCGCATGAATAGGCAACAGAGACTGCCAGTCAGAGCTAAATACAAGCCTTTCATTATTTACAGGGTTTGATGTCACATCATATCCGGGCTCAGATACCCGCATACCATAGCCGCCGTCAGGAAACTTCCCGATGAGAACGCGCTTTGTCATTAGTCAGAAATCGTGATTGTGCCGCCGTCTAGGTCAATTTTCATGACCGGCGTCACGCCGTCGGACGCCTTGGCAACGGACTGCGCGACGCCAACAATAAGTGTCGCGTCTACGATAAAGTTGCTTCTCGTTTCCCATTGCTGGGTTGACTGATTGTAGAATTTTCCGCCAGCCAGCTTGATTGATCCTGCTGGAACACCGTCAATCGACCCTTGGACTACCCATTGATAAGCTACACCCTCCGCAAGAGCCTTTGCTGTATCGGCAGTATTTTGAGCAGCAACTGCTTTGCCATCAGCAGTTCCAGCATTAGTGAACGCCTGATCAGCTTTTGATTGCGCCGCTACAGCTTTTCCGTCTGCCGTGCTTGCATTTGTATTTGCTTGATCGGCTAATGAATAAGCAGCGCTCGAACTTTGCGTAACGGTTGCAAGAGCGCCTATATAAACCGAATAAGCGCCATTCGTATTGAGTCGCCATGTGTCGTCTGTAGAAGATGAACTTGATGGAGCCCAAACCCAAGGCTCGAATTTCGGAGTGAGGGTAGCTAGATCAATCGCGGTATTATACCAAACGTCGCCGCGTTGCCTTGGATACCCTGGCTGGCCAGATGTATTGCCGGGCTGTGTTTCTTGAACATATACCCTAGCAGTTCCCGCACTGGCTGTTGTAACCAATCGTGCAATAGCGGAGTCCGAATTAACTCTCGCTATTTTTTCATCAGTTACAGAAGCAACAGTTGCTTTATTATTATCACCTATCGGAATCCATGTTGTTCCACTCCAGTAATATGGCGCATTATTATTTCCGGTATCAAACCAAAGATCACCTACTACCTTGCCTGATGGAGATGTGCTTTGCCGATAAACAGTTGGTATAGTATCAAACCGCGCATCACTTTTATCAACCCAATCTATCCCGTTCCAATAGTATTGTCGATTACCGTCATTTGTATCAAACCAAATGTCTCCGATATTTCTTCCCGTGCTGGTAGGCTCTGCGGAGTCCGATATAATCGCCGGAATTGTGCCAAGCCGCGTGTCGCTCGTATCCTCCCACGCCGTTCCTGTCCAATATCTGGCTCGATTATTTGCGTTTGTATCAAACCAAATGTCTCCGACAACGCTTCCAGACGGCTCGTCATCCTGACGGTAAACGGTCGGAATAAGATCAATCCGACCGTCGCTTACATCGTCCCAAGCCGATCCGTTCCATATATATTGGCGATTATTATCGTCAGTATCAAACCAGAGATCACCGATTACTCTGCCCGAACTAGACGGAGGGCTAATTTGGCTTATGATTGCCGGTATGTTTCCTAGACGGACATCACTTGTGTCAGCCCATGCGCTACCGGTCCAATAATACGCCTTGTTGCCGTCATCTGTATCAAACCAAACATCGCCTGTAACAGAGCCTGTAGGCTGGTTAGGCTGTCTGTATACCGATGTGATATAATCTATACGACCGTCGCTAACGTCGTCCCAAATAGACCCATTCCAGAAATACAGTCTGTTGTCGTCATCGCTATCAAACCACAAGTCTCCGACAACTCGCCCGGCTGAGCTTGGAGCGCTGGTCTGATTGAATAGCGCCGGTATATTATTCAGTCTGGTATCGCTTGTATCTACCCAAGAAGAACCATTCCAGTATTTGGATTTATTATTGTTAGCAGTATCAAACCAAATGTCGCCAACAACCGATCCTGCTGGCTGTATTGATTGCCGATAAACTTTAGTGATAGTTCCAAACCGACTATCGCTACTGTTCGTCCAGGACGAGCCGTTCCACACATATTGCTTGTTGCCGTCGTCGGAGTCGATCCAAACGTCGCCATTAAAAAAGGATGAATTCGCGGGAGCGGTTGGCTGCGAGGATTGATAATAGACCCGTTTCTGATTTGCCGTAACGCTAAGCGTCGTGACATCTCTAACTAGGCCGGTCGTTTCATCGCCGATTTTGTTATTCAGAACCGTTACGTCACGAACAAGACCGGATGTGCTATTACCGACTGTTGCAGTTAGTGTCGATACATCACGAACCAAGCCGGACGAATTGTCTCCAACCTTCGTTGAAAGCGTTGAAACGTCACGGACGAGGCCAGTATTTACGTTTCCGACCGTGCTGTTCAGGCTGTTAACCTGTTGGACAAGACCGCTTGTATTGTTGCCGACCGTTGAAACCAGAACATTGGTCGTCTGAACGAGACCGGAGCTTGCGTCTCCGATTGTGACATTCAGGTCGTTGACCTGCTTTACGAGCCCGGTCGTATTGTCTCCGACCGTTGTTACAAGCGCCGAAATGCTGTTCTCAAACGACGCGATTGCACCGAATTTATATGTCCCGTTGGTGTTGTCTCGCCAGCCGAACGAGCCGGTTCCGTTTACCTGCGCCCAGACGTATGGCTTGTAACCGTCGTTGGTGTCGTACCAGACATCGCCCGGCTGCCGGACGCCTGACGGTTCGTTGTCCTCCGTGTAAACCCGCGACATCGAGGCAATGCCGCGCGTTACACTGCGAACAAGAGCCTTGTCAGTGTCTCGCAGAGCCGTCACGTCATTCGACAAGACAGCGATCTGCCCGATCTTGTATGTGCCGTCGCTATTGTCAGCCCATGCCGAGCCGGTCCAGTAATACGGCTTATATGCGGTCGGCGTAGAGTCTGTCTCAAACCAAACATCGCCGACAAGTCTGCCAAACGATGACGGCGCATCGTCCTGAACATATACGCGGGATGCGCCAACAGAGACAGTCGTTATTCTCGATGCAAGCGCATTGTCTCGCGATGATCTTGCTGTCGTCTCATCGCTTACAGCGGCGGTCAGATCATCGAAATCGGCAACAACATTGTCGATCCTGACGCCTAATGCGTCATCGGCGTCAATTCTGGCCTGCGCTTCCTGATCAATAATAACCGCAGCGTTATTGCCAGTGGTCAGAACGAGGTTGTCAATTCTTGTTCCGAGCGCGGTGTCAGCCGTAGCCCTAACAAGTGACTCTGAAGTTATCGACGCCTCTGTGTCATCAACTCTGGCGTTGATTAACGTAAGCTCGCCAGCAACCGCTGTTTGCTCATCGGCAAAAGCGCCCTGCAAAACAATCAGTTCTGCTGACGCATTATCTACCTCGGACTGAATGTTTGTTACGACTTCAGCAATATCCAGAAAATCTTGCCGCGCATCGGCGAGATCGGCGTCGATACTGGTTATCTGGTTTTGCAGGCTGGTTTGAACGGTAGCCAATGCCGCCGCATTTTCAGCCTGCTTCTCGCTGAAATTTTTCTGCAAACGGACATCATAGTCCATTTGCGCCTTTGACGGTCGGCCCTCTTTGTCAACCCGCGCGATATGCGGCGGCGGAGGCAGGATTTCCTGATCCGCGCTCACGCCGGACCTCGCAACTGGAACTCACAGCGACCGCCACGGAATGTCTTGTATACCGGGCTCGTCGTCATAAGGCGGAACTTCATGCCGCTGCGGCTGGCGAGCCCGACGCGGTTAACCCGCACGCTCTCCACATAGCGGCCAGTTTGGCCAAGCGACGATGCGATGTATTCGTTGCTCCAGACGCCGCCGCCGTCCGTAGACCAAGAGATCGAAATTTCCGGGTCCGACGTATCGAAAGGCCCGTTAAGCGGCGCGTTGCCGGTAGACCAGTCGAAAAAGGCAGCCGAGACAAAAACACGCGACGGGAAGTCCTTTACAGGCCCGGACTCAATCGTCATCGAAATCGACGTTGTGTCGTCCTTGCTCGACGCCTTGTCGATATACAGCAGCCGCTCGCTATCCTTGCGGGAAATGAGCCATTTGTCGCCGAAATAGACGCTCGACTCGCCAAGCCATCGTTTCAAGCCAGCGGTGCGGCGCTCATGCCAAAAGCCGGTCGCGCAGTTATATTCCCACGTCCATGTTTCGGACGATAGAGACCAGATCGGGTTGCCCTCGGCCACATAGACAAAGGCACGGATCGTTGACTTGTCGAATACGTTGGCAATCGCGCGCTCTACGTCCTTGTTCGACACAACAACCGGATCGTAGCCTTTGAGCCTGCGAACCGTGCAATCCGTCGCGACAAAAAGCTGATCGTCCGGCCAGCCGCTTTCGTTGCCAGCGACCGCCCACGCGCCCAAAAGGCCGACCGGGATAACCGCAACCCGCTGAAGCGGGAAAGGCGACGCACCGACGTTCTGAAACACCTCAATCGAGTTCGGCCCAAAGGCAAAGAACTGGTTTCCGTGAACCGTCCCGCGCGTAAGCCCGTCCGGGTTCGACTCCGCCGTCGCAAAGCTCAAAGCCTCGACAGCCGTATCATTTAGCTCGGACGCGTAAACCTTGCCGTCTTGCGTCGTGTAAAGGAAAAATCCGTCGAGGCTGCTGACACTGTTTACTGCCGGAAGGTTCGGCGCGCTCAAATCCTCAACAACGCCATTGTCAACGGTATAGACGCCAAGATCGGTGACGATAATCATGTCCCGCGTCGGAGACTTGTTATTCGTCGCAATCGTGACCGGCTCACTACCGGGAAGATCGCCAGCAAGTGCGGTCGTATAGGTCAGTTCCTGAACGAACCCGCCTTTCGAGATCGTAAAGACCTTTTCGTCCTGAACCACAAAAAGCTGCGTTCCGTTGACGAACATTCCTCTCGTATTCTTTACCGGCGTTGTGCCGGAAAGGATCGTAGAAAACAGCGAGAGGCCCGGAACAGGCCGCCATGTCCTGACGCCGCCGTCAAGCTCGCAAAATGCGTTGACCAGCCTTCCCTGCCCTTCTCCGGGCTTCTGGCCGGGATTGGACGATGGCGGGAAGGGTATATCGGCCTGCGGCATTAGTAGTATTCCGCCGCCTGTTGGTGGCCATAGGCAGGCGAGGAAGCGATCAACCGGAGACGCCGAATAGCCGACTCTCTTGCGACCGGATCGTAAGGTGCGCCAAAGTCAGCCGAAATTTCAATCGCCAGCAAGAGCGCCAGCGGATTGAAAAAATAGTCCGGTATTTCTTCCTCGTCGTCCAAGGTTGGATGAACCGAAACCATGCAAACGTCAGTCGCGGCAAGCTCATCGAGCATTGGCCTGAAAGCCTGACTTGCGACCGACAAATCCTCGGCAGAATACGGCTGGCCCGCGCCAACAGCGCCAACATACATTAACGCCTTCTGGCAAACGTCCCGGACCGTTTTCATCGATCAAATTCCCAAAATGGGAAGGCGGGAGACTTGCTCCCGCCCTCTTTATCGTTACGCGAGGCCAGCGGTCGCGAAATAGCCCGTCACGACGCCGTGATCCTTGTAATCGTCGGTGTCGTTCGTGCCGGAGCCGAAGCGCAGCTTCTCGATGCCGTAAATCGCCGACACCTCAACGCCGTGCTTGTCGCCGTAATCGAACTCCTCGGTCGTCGTGCGCCAGCGGCGGGCGTAAGCCGTGCCGACAGCCTGCGCGCCGCAGAGGAACGCGCCGACAACCTTGGCCGACGAAGCGCCAACCGTGCCGAAGTCCCAAGCCGTCACAGCCTGCTCGACCTGCTTGATGATGACGCCATCCCAATAGAGATCGCCGCCCTCAAACAGACGCTCGTTCTCCATCTGAAGCATGACTTCACGCTGGGCCGTCGTGATCGTCGTGTCAGCCTTAAGGTCGTTAAACGCAAAAGGATGAGCATACATGATGTAGTAACGACGACCCTTGTTCGAGGTCGAACGAATCGGACGGATCAGCGGGTTAGCAATCGTCTCCGCGATGGACTTCATCTTGGAAACAGCCGCCGCATTGAGCTTGTCCGCCGTCGTGTCGCAGTTCGCCAGCGAGGCCGAGTGATCGTTGGCCGAGTTGTTCGAACGCAGAGCGCCAAACAGAACACGGTCAGCGTTATCGACAAGCCAAGCGTCCTTGTTCGCTTCCGACACCGAGCCATAGGCCGTGCCGTTGATCGACGCCAAAGCCCGGACGATCAGGTCTTCAGTGTCTTTCATCGACCAGTCCATAAGAACCGGGCGGGCAGCCGAGCGCAGCGAGATCGCCGAATACTGTTCATCGATCTCAGCAACGCGGACGGCGTTACGACGCTTGTTGACCGTGACCGGGAACGAACGCGAGGACATATCCTCTTCGTTGCCTTCCATGGTCGAACGGCCAGTGACCGCCGCATTGGTCAGCTTGTTGACGAGCGCAAAATTAACGCGGTCGCCAGGCTTCTTGGTGAGGTTTTCCTTGACCTGAACAATGGCGTTTTCGCCAGTGCCCATGGACTCGGAAAAGCGGTTATCCGTAAGATATTCACGGAAGAACTGGTCGTCCCACTGTTCTACAGTAAGGCCCGACGCAACCTGCGTATCAGCCATTTTGAATTCCTTTCATCAACCGGCTTTTCGGGCTCGGTCGAAGATGTCGTTGATTGGTGCGGGACCGGACCAATTCGGCCCGCTGCGAGCGCCGACGTTGCGCGCCGCTGCGAAATTGCTCGGCAGGTTCAGACTCGGAGCGGACGGAGCCGCCGGAGCCTGCTGCTGCAATTCGGCAAGCAATTCGGCTTTGAGTTTTTCGCGATAGGCAGCCGGATCGGAGCCGATCTCGGCGAGAGCCTGCTGCTTTCTGTGCCAGTCAACCAACGCGCCATACGGGTGCGGCGACGACATGATGCGGTCGTAGTCAGGCTTCACGCCGTAAGGATCGGAAGCCATCCGGGAACGCATTTCCGAAAACGCCGCGTCAACAATTTCCTGACCATGCTTGTCCACGGCCTGAAGCATTGAGAATTCTTCCCGCTGCTTCTGGAGTAGACTTTTGATCGGAGCCACTTCCTGCTGAACGCGATAATCAATCGCGGTCTCAGGAGCTTCCCAAAAATCGGGAACCTGCGGCTTTGGCTGTTGCGCCTGCTGTTGGGCGAGCAACCATTGCTGCAACTGGCTGAACTGTTGCCGCTGTTCCGCAAGTTCTTTCTCAACCTGCGCGAGATGTTCCGTATATTTCCGGCTCTTCTGTCTTTCGGCCTGAAGCGCGGCTACAGGGACCATCTTTTGCTCGTCGGTTGCTTCCTCAGACTGCGGCGTTTCGGCCACGGTCTGATTGGCTTCCGGCTGTTGAGCTTCTGCCTGCGGTGTTTCTGGAGCGGGCGGAGACACAGGTTCTCCACCCGATGACAAGATGTCATCGAGGTCTGACATGCACTGATCCTGTTTACGTGAAGGTCACGAGCCGCCCGATGTCCCGGCGACGGACGCAAGTTAGTGAGGCTTGCGAACCTCTATCGCCCGTGTAGCCCGGCGACGGCTCTTCCTTGGCTCAGAAGCCTTGCGGCTGAGCGGAAATCTGCGGAGGCGAGACCTGCTTGAAGCGGTCGTTGATCACCTTCTCCGGCGCTAATTGCGCCTCCATAAGCGTCTTTTGCGTCTGCGCCTCTTTCAGCGCGCCGCTGGCGTTCGTATTGTAAATGTCGGCCTGCGCCTTGGCGGCCTGTAGCTGCATCGCCATCTGCTGCGCCTGCATGGCCACCGGGTCTTGCGGCGGCTGTTTGGCCTGATCCATAGCCGCCAAAACCTGATCCTTGTTTTTCAGGTTAGGCATAGCGGCGACAATCGCGCGGAAAGGCATCTCGCCCATCGCGTCCATTTTCTTGAGTTCGACAAGGCTCTGGAACTGTTCAAGCTGCGGCGTAATGCCGTCCGGCGCGTCGTCGATGATAATATCAACGTCAAGCTGGGCGATATTGCCAACAATACCCGCAATCCGCTCGCCCATTTCCGGGTTCTGCATGGCAAGCATTTGCGCCTGCATCGGATCGATATTCAGGCCGAGCCATTTGATATTGCGTTCGTCGTCGGTAATGCGGACCCACTTCTCGGCGGTCCAGAACTGACGAATGCGGTTCCAAATGGCGCGGAAAACGCGGATGTCCATATCCCGCAAGGCGTCCATAATCGGCGCTATTTCCATCGCGCCGCCCTGCTGGCTTGCGATGATCGCCTTGCCAGAGGCCGCTGACTGCGCCGCATTGCCCTGTAGAGCAATGTTGCCAGCCATCATGTCGATCTCGTTCTTGGCCTCCTGCAACAGGCTCATGTGGCTTGTTGCGAGATCAAGACGCGTCTGAATATTGATCTTGTCGGAATAGCCGGGCGAAATCTCAACCCAGCCATCGGGCCGGGCCATCTCGCGGCGAGCCTTTTCAACGTCGCGAACCGCGCCCTGCTCCGCGATCACCTGATTGGTGTTCAGAAGATGCAGAGCCTTCGAGCGACGCTTGTTGATCTCATCCTGCGGGCCGATCATCTCCCGGACGATGCCGTAGCGGTCATTGTCCCGGTTGACGTAAGCCGAGCCAAAGATCAGTTCGCAATCCGACTCGCCCTTGTCATCGACGTAAGGCGACGGGCCAGCCTTTAGAATTCCGCCCTTGGTAAACTCGGCGTAGAAAAACTGATCCTGCCGCTTGATCCAGATTTGGCATATACGGACGCGCTTGCGCTTGTTGTCGGCCCATATCCGGTATTTAGGCTTGTCGTCATAGGTGTCGCTGTTGGCGCTATCCGATAGCGTCCACGACAGCATGTCTTTTGCGTCGGGATACTGCGCCGCCGCCTCGTCGTAATCGACCCAGCGAACAAGACCCAGATACGCCGCATCCGAGAAGTCGGGCGCGGAGGAATGCGGATCATAGAACATCCGATCCCACGGGATCGAGGTGATCTCAATTGAGACTTCGCCGTTCGGCTGCGGCTTCACGCCGACCGAATAACCGCCCATACCCTCAATCAGAAGGTTTTCCCAAACGCGGCTGCGCTTGTGGTCGAACCGCTGATCCTCGGCCACATAGCGCAACGCCTGCTCGCAGCCGTCTGCGTCGTTCTCATGGGCTGGAGTGCGCGGCAAGGCGCGAGGATTAACCCGCTGGCTCTGCTCGTAGCCTTTGAGAAAATCGACCTTGCGCTTGATGCGGTTGATGACGATTGGCGGCTGCTTGCGCTTTTTGAACGCGGCGATTTCTTCGGCTGTATATTGTATGCCGTCTACATAATCGCGGTCGCGCTCGGCATTCAGGCGCGCGTCGTAGCTCGCGTCCTCGCTTGCCTCAAACATTTCAACGAGACGGGATACGTCGAGCGTGTCTTCAGCCATTAAACGGCTTTCCAGTCGTAATCTTCGCCATCATCGAAATCTCGTTTTCTGTCCCACCTGTCTCTTGCAGGCGCGACATTCTGCTTCGGCTTTACGCCAGCAAGCATCTGATCCAAAAGCTGGCCGACAAGGCCGAGCGCATCAACCTGATCGTCGTGAACGCCAGCCGGGAACCGCAGAAGCTCCGACTCAAAGTCTGCCCGCCACGGCGCGTCTTTCGGTATCCGTAAGCCTCGCATCGCTATCCGGCCACGGATCGACTGAGCGCGAACCGCCTTGTCGCCGCGCGTCGGGAATTGCTCACGGACGCAGTAGGCTTGCTTCTCATGCGCCCGGCGTTCAAGAAACGGCCCGACGCCGGACTTGATCTGCCCGGTTTCCTCCGCCCACGCCATCGGCTTCCATTTGCGAACGAGATCGCACCAAGCCTCAACCCATTC